CAACATTCCGGCGACGGTCGGCCGCGTACACATCACGGCCGATTACGGCGGCTACACCTCGAACTTCATCGCCAATCTGGGCACTTTCACCATTCTCGCGAACGTGATTCTCGGGACCAGTACGTTTGCGCAAGGCACCCACTATGACGCCGTCGCGCTGACCACCGGCGGCGGGACCGTCTCCATCATTGACTCGAACGGCGTCTCGTGGTCATTCACCGAGGTCCGCTGAACTCACTGATCGTGCCTCTCGGGTGTAGACTCGTCAGCGGATGACCCGAGAGCATCGCCTCGTCCTCAGCCTGGACGAGATCCAAGCCGTCCGCTGGACCTGCCCGCAGTGCAAGGCCGCGATCACGTTCCGGCTGGAGGAAACGATCCGGCTGCCGGATCAATGCCCGGCGTGCAATGACCCATTGATGGGCGCGGTCGAAGAGGCGACGAAGACGGCGCGGGAATTCCTGCGGACGTTGAAAGCGGCCACGCGATCGCCGTCGCTGCTCTCCCTCGAATTCACGGACGAGGACGTCCCGCGAAAGTAGCTGATGCCTGAGTCCCCCGACTTCGATGCTACGCTGATCAAGAACGGATTCCTGATGCCCGACTTCGAGCAGATCGCGCGCCGGATCGTGCACAATGGCGCGAACGATGAAGAGGAGGACACGGCCTTCATCGCCGAGCAGCTCCGGCAGATCTGGAACGTCCGCGGCGCCGCGGACTCGAAGCTACTCACGGAAGAGTTCAACGAGGCGCCACCCGATCTCGTGGCCAGCGCGATCCGGAGCTTGGACCGCTAGGGTATTACTTCAAGTCATCTCGTCAGTGCGGGGTGGGCTTCCCGACCTGCTCCGTGCCCGTCATCGGGATCATGACATTCGTCAGCGTCTTCGGATGGCAGCCTGGGCTCCGTCGCCGATGATCGTCCGCCAGCGCCAGGAGGAGCGTGTCCCACCAGTCCGCCAGGCCTTCCGCCTGCCGCGCCCGCACGTCGACGGCAACCTTCTGCAGCCCACATTTCGGACAGGAGTAGAAGCACTGGATGGTCAGGGCATCGACGGGTTCCTCCGTGGCGAGATTCCACTGACTGCGGCGCCCGGGATCGTCCCGCTCGGTCACGGCTTCACGCGATGCCAGAACAGCCAGGTGCCGAGAAAGCCGAACGCGAACGCCTGTAGGTTCTGGACGTCGACGGCGAAGAAGTGGGCGGAGAGGCCGCCGGCCAGGAGCGGCAGCACGAGCCCGTACGGGGCAAAGTCAATTCCCCACACGAAGCCCGAGAGCGTCTGGTTCCCGGTCCAGTACGCCCAGCCTTCGTAGGCGAGGAGTTCGACGATGACGAGCGCCCAGACGTAGATCGGTTTCATAACTTTTTCGCCGCGATGTACGCCAGCACCGCGGGCGCGACGTACTTCGCGCACCAGGTCCCGAAGTCGCCGAGGGACTGCACCCAAGTCTTGTTGATCGCGGTGAGCTGGCTGTTCGTGTCCTTCTCGAGCACGAGTTGCTGTGCCTGCACGTCCGCGAGCAGCTTCGTGTTCGTCAGAATCGACTGCAGGAGCGCGGTGTAGTCGGGCAGCACCGCGACGGCCGGTGGCAGATTTGCAACCGGTTGGGGACTTTGTGCAACCGGCTCGATCTTGAGTTGCAGGATGATCGGGATTGTCTGCACCGGCACCGGGACCGGCTCTTGCGCGTAGCCGGCGGATGCGAGACTCAGCGACACAACGACAAGAACGATTGTCATTGTCGCGTTCATTAGCCTTCTCCGCCCACGGCGCCGACGATCGCGCCGAGCAGCTGCGGATTCGTGGCGACCGCGTCGGCGAACTGGCCGAACGCATCCTCAACGACCGGCAGGTTGCGCTCGATCAGTTGTTCGGCCGTGAGCGTGCCGAGCTTCACCTTGACGAGATCGGCTTCGATCGCCGGGTGCGTGGCCACGTCGACCAGGAGCTGCCCGGCCAGCTTCGTGTTGCCCGAGATCACGGTGAACAGTTTCTTCACATCCATCATTTGCCTCCCCACGGCCCGAAGAACCAGGTCACGCTGACGCCGACGCCGACGCCGAACGCGGCCGCCGCCGCCAGCCAGCAGCCGTGGTCGCACGCCCACGTCCACGACGCGCCAATCGCCCGCGCATACCAGGGCATGAACGGCGTGCGCGCGCTCACGAATACCCCCGACACGCCGGAATCTTCGACCAGCCCCAGCGCGTGACGCCGCCGAGGGCGATGCCCTGCACGCGTTGGAAGATCGAGTGCTTGTCGGCGCGGCCACGCTCCTCGATCACGAAGGCCGCCATCACGAGCGACCCCACGAACCACCAGCCGCCACTGTGGGGGTCGGGTTCAATTGAGATGACTGCATTGCCGCTGTGCCCCGAGACCGCGCCGTCGCTGCCCGACCCGTCCGGCCGCTGACTGGACGCGAGCGGCGCCAGTAGTTTCTTGAGCCCGATGTCCGCCACGTTGAACGCGCTGATCTCGCCGCCGTCACACAGCGCCGCGCGCAGCGTCTGCCCGTTCGCGTGGCCGCGCACGAGCGCCGAGGCGAAGTGGGTCGCCATATCACCGGCCAGGACGACTGAGCTGGCGACGTCGTCGACATGCCGCTGGCTGAACGGCGCCGCGTCGGCCGTCTGCGCGTGCAGATACGGCGAGCCGTAGAGCATCAGCGTGCAGAGGACGAGCGTCGCGACCGCCGCGGCGTACGGACCTTCGAATCGGATGCTCATCGGTCGTTCCTTGAGATCAGCCATGTGGCTTGACGGGCACCGGCACAACGTCCGGTTTCGTCAACACCGATGGGACGGGCATCCCGAGCGCGATCTTGGTGTTCACCAGCGACTCAGTGACACCGACGGGACTCGCCAACGCGACCACGAGCTTCCGACGCGCCGTGATCTTCGAGATCGAGCTGCCGAACAACCCAACGATCACCGTCGCCGCCCCGGCGGCCAACCCCGCAATCATCTCGGGCGTGATCGTGTCCGTCGTCACGTACCCGTGCGCATGCTGGATCAGCAGCAGCACGAGGAGCGAGCCGCCGGTCGTCAGCGCATGCCGGAGCCAGCCGGCGCATTGCTCCTTGAAGAGCGGACTCTGCAGATACGCGGTCAGCATGCGGGCCTCCTGAGTGCCGCCGCCCGACGCGCCGCGAGGCGTTGCCGGTGCCGCGTCCGCTGGTCGCTGAGGCAGCCCGCACAGACGGTGTGGCGTCCTCCTGGCCGCATCGGGAAATCGATCAGGTCCCGGTCTTGATGGCAATCGGAACAGCGCCTGAATCTCGTCGGGTCGGGGACATACGCGAGGACCGGGTCGGCGATCACGACCGCATCGAACAGTTCCGGATGGGCGAGCGCGTGCTGCAACACGACTAGGTGGGCGGCCGCGCGCTCCGCGATCGAGGACTCACCCGCGCGCCGACTGTGCGTGCGGCGATCGATCATGGGATCGTCACCCACGGAATCGCCGCGAGGATCGCCGAGATATTCGCGCCCGGCACCAACCCATCGGCCCCCCGTTGCGGTCCCAGGAACCGGTCCTGTGCATCGAGCAGCGCCGCGAGCCCGCCCGCCGCGAGCGGGAAGTTCCCGGCCGGATACGGAATGACCCGTTCGACATTCCCGTCGATCACCAGGCCAGCCATCAGAGCGCCGGGCGCTCCCTGTTGCAACGACGGTGTCCCCATCGCCATCGTCCCGTTCCCCGCAATCCCGTAGAGCCCGCCGGCGACGACGGAGTTCGTGAAGGTCAGCCCCGAATTGATCGCGGACGGCATCGAGAGAAACGTGTTCCCGATCCCGAGCATCGTGTTGTGGGTGAACGTCGATGGGTTCAGCGCGGACGCGAGCATCACGCCGCCATTGACGGCGAGAAACAGGTTGTTGCTCACCGTCATGTTGACGCCCTGGACGCTCACGAACCCCGGCGTGTCGTCCAGGCCGAGCACCGAGATCGCGAACCCGGTGACGTGCCGGATCACGTTGTTGGTGAGGGTGACGTCGCGGACGGTGCACCAGGGGCAGGTCCCGGATTGATTGCGCACCGTGAACAGCACACCGGAGCCCGACTGCCCATCGGTCCAGCAGTTCTCGAAGACGTTGCCCGAGATGACCGCGCGCCGCGCGTTCTTCAACTCGAACAGATTCTTGACGCCGCCGACGTGCGTGGTCTGCCACGCGAGCGGTTTGAAAAAGTAGTTGCCCACGATCGTGAGGTCGCTCGGAATCAGTCCGGCCAGCGAGGGATCTTGGCCGCCGGCGAGGAAGTTCTCGCCGGTGGCTTCGAGATAGTTGTTCGTGATCGTGAGCGGCCCGGGCCCGTTGAAGATCGCGATGGCTTGCGAGTCCTGGCCCGTCTGCCAGAAGCCCGAGAGATACGAGTTGGTGACGGTCCCGTTGGCGACGTTCAGCTCGAGCCCGCGATGACCGCCGGCCGTCGGATCGCCATGCACGTAGACGCGATCGAACGTGATGTTCGCCGGCACCTGGCTGAGCGCGGTCATGTCCAGCCGGCCGAGCTCCACCAAGGTCGCGGTCGGTGTGGCCGGAGGCTGCGCGAGTTCCAGCCCGATGAGCGTGTAGTTGGCGGCGCCGTCCTCGGCGGTCAGGATCGGCGTCGAGCCAGGCGGCGCCGTCAGCGTCGCCATCGAAAGCACGGACGCCGGACCCACCCGCACAGTCGGCGGCAGCATCGCGTCCGTGCTGGCGCGAATAATAATGATGCCTGATCCGAGGGCCGTCTTGTTCCGAAGGATGAAGTTGCCGGTGTAGGTCGCACCTGTCGCCAGCTGCAGCGTGGTGCCCGGCGCCGCCGCGTCGATCGCGGCCTGGAGATTGGCGCCGGCCGGGACCTGCACGATCGTCGACGTCACCGGTGGCACGAGCTCGTCGAGCAGTCCCTTGATCTGCGTCACGATCTGCGCGGGCGTGGGCGACTGCGCGAGGAGCAGCAGCGCGAGCAGGATGAGTCGCATGGATTCCTTCCTATCTACGTCCGCTGTCGCTCGTGAAGGTCCAGACGCCGGCCTGGAGATGTCCGTGATACCGGCAGCCGTTGAGTCGCCGAATGCTCGGCGTGAGCGTCGGCGCGTCGCGGTTGCCATCCCAACCCCAGCAGGGCGACGCCCCTTGGACCCACGGTCCGATCTTCACCGGCAGCGAGAGATGCTCGCCGCAGCCGCAGGGGCAGATGTAGAACAGCTCGCGGTTGTCCTCCGAAAACGTGTAGGCGCCGGAGACGGCGCTCTCGCGCAGCCCGAACGTCGTATCGCGCTGCGGGACCTGGGTCGCGGGCACGGGGTTCATGGTCATCGAACCATCGCGGCGATGCGCGCGGCGCGTTTCGCTTGCCGTGCGACAACCGGAGAAACCGCCGCTACTATCTGTGGCACGACAACGGATGCTGCCGGACGCACGGCTTCGAGAGCCGCCACCGCGCCACCGGGCGCGTATTTAGGCAGCAGGGGCCAGCCACTCGGCCAACGGCAACCATTGCCAAAGCCAGAGAGCGCGGGGATACGACTGTCGGTCCTGATGTCGTACAGCGTTTCGAGCACACGGAGATTCGCGTAGGCTTCCGTCCATTCCCCATAGAGTTCGGGTGTCCCCCCGTACTCAAAGATGACGACGCGGCTGTTCAGCGCGAGCTGGCCGTTGCCCCCCAGCTGGCCGAGATGGACACGTGGGCGCGTATAGACACCGACCACCGCATCCTCCATCCCCGCCGTGCGGTTGGCGTCCAACTGCAACATCAAATGGACCTTACCGTCGTATTTGCTCCAGTCGGTCAGGTAAGTGTCGAGCGGGAAGCCCAGCGGATAGCCGCCCCGGCCGCCCGTGCTGAAGTGCACCCCGACGGGAATGCCGTTCGCCGCGCCAGCCAGCGCGTTGTCGAGTACCGCTTCAAGCTGTGCGGACGTCATCCCGGGCTGGCCGTCGACCTCCTCAGCCGGCATGTACCAGTCGATCGCGTGGGCGTCGGCGAGCGCCGCGAGGAACGGATCGTTCAGGGTGAGCGGGCCGTTCCAGAACACGACGCGGAGGCCCCAGGACTTCACATACACGGCCCACTCGGCCAGCATGGCCGGCGTGGTCGTGACGCCGTTCGCCTGGTCGTTCCAGTAGCTGATGACGTAATCCGTGAGCCCGTGCTCGCAGTGCTCGGTCAGGTCCGCGTCCTGCCACATGCGGGGATAGAGATTGACCATCGGCGTCAGCAGCATCGGGATCGGCGTCGAGTTGGCGCCGTTGAGCATCGGGGGGAGGCTACCCCACCGCGCGATGCACGCGGCATTGATGGCGTCGTTGATCTGAGAATTCGGCACGTGGCCGACACTCCCTCCACCGAGACAGACGCCGCCAAAGTCCGCGCGCATGAACAAGGGATCGGAGAGGGCCGCGAGCAGTTCTGGGGGCGGACCTGTCGGCACGTCGCCGCCCGCCGGATCGTTGGGATCGAACGCCGGCAGCGCCGCGAGTTGAATCGGCGCCGGCCTTGACCCGCCGCCGCCGTAGACGTGTCCCTGCGGGAGATCCAGGCTCATGCAGCCTCGATCGTCAGCACGAAGTCATCCACGACCGCGCCGTTCTCATCGCGATACCAGAGGCTGAGCCCGTCGGGCTCGGTGACCGCAGACTCGGTTTCCCACAATCCGATGGCCCCATCGGCGCGCGTCTCGAGATGCGCGGGCACGCCCGGCGACGCCGGCACGGCGGAGAGTTGCCGGCCGGCGGTGACGAACAACGTCGAGAATTGCGTGGTGCTCCCAGGCATGAGCGTGAGCTCCAGCGTTTCCCACTCCCCCGCCGGGCCCGCGCGCGTGTCGCCGTTCTGCCCGTAGACATACACCGGCCACTGCGGGCCGGTGCCGGGGTCGCAGCCGATGTAATGCCCGTTCAAGAGCAGATGAATTCTCATATCTCGGTCCAGACTCCTTCCGTGAGATGGCCGTGCCGCACAACGGGTCGGCCCTCGTTGTGGCCGGTAACCTTGATCGAGGGTTTGACCGTGATGGTCCCGTTCTCGTGTTCGGCCACCGTGTGCTGGCGCAGATCACCAATCCCACAGTGAGGAAAGTGCAACAGCCAGCGGTTCTCCACGTGCCAGTAGCAGATCTTGGCCTCGTCCAGATCCGCGTAGCCCTCGATGCGTAAGGCGGCCTCAGCCATCAGCGGATACCGGTGATCAGTTGCGTCGCCATCTGGCGCGCGCGTGTCGCGTGGACCTGGCCCGCCCACTTCGAGTCAAGCAACGCGGCGCCGGCCGCCGCATAGTCGTCGCGTCGGAGCAGGTCGAGCATCTGCACGAATCCGAGCTCGCCGGCGAGCCCGATGTTGAACTCGAGTTCGAGCAGCACGCCGAGGCGCACGTCGTCGAGGGCGTTGGTCCACGGCAGCGCGTGGGCGACCGCGACCACCGCGGCGTTGAGGTCGTTGTTGACGAGCAGCTCCGCTTCGCTGAGGCGAATGCCGTCGTCCGTCAGGTTGCGGCCCCACCCGATCGTGGTCTTGCCATCGGTATCGATGTACGGCCGCAGGCGCAACGCTTCGCGCATCTTCACTTGAGCGAGCACCGCCGCGAGGGCGGCCGGCGTCAGCGTCGTGCCCCTTGCAGCACGCGCACGAGAAACACGATCACGATGACCACGAGCAGTAGGTGAATCAGACTCCCGCCGACACCGAGCCCGAGCCCGCCGCCCCAGCAGAGCAGCAACACGAGGATCACGATCAGCAACGGGTCCATGTCAGGTCAGGTCCTTTCAACTCAGCGGGGCGGCCCCGTCGCCGTCGGCAAGGTGCTCGGCAACATCGCGCCTGGCACCGCTGGCACATACTGGATGACTTGCGGCGTCGCCGGCGCGGGCGCCGCAGAGTGCTGAAACGCATACAGGGCCAGGACCAGGCCGACGGCCCCGACGAGATAGCCCCAGCCCTTCTCGAAGCCGGTCGTTTGGCCCGCGTTCGCGCTGAGCCGCGCCGTATTCGCGTGCACCTCGGCGATCAACGCCTGGCTCTGCGGATCGGTCGCCGCGTCCTTGCCTTCGATCCGGACCAGGCGATCCTTCACGTCCCCGATCTTGTCGTCGAAGGCCTTGGTCATCGTTTGAATGAGGACGCTCAACTGATCGATCTGCTTGGTGGTCGCCAGCTCGCTTTTCGAGATCGCCGTGCTGCTCGACTTGTTCTGCTCCCCGACCGCTTCTTTCTGCGCCTGGAGCGCCGCGTCCACCGCGATCTTCACGGCACCCGCGGCTTGCTCGGTCCGGACGTCCCGTTCCGTAAACTGCGTCTGAATCGAGGAAAACTTCTCGTGGGTGACGACCGTGAGCGCGGCGATTTTCTCGTTGACCCATTCCGGCAACTTATCGGCATGCGCCTGCAGCAGCTGGATGGCGCGGTCGTTCCCGTCCATGCGCGTGGTCAGGATCTCGCGCAACGCGATCTGTGCGGCCACCGTCGCGTCGCGCAAGCTCGTGATCTCCCGGTTCAGCTGCTCCGTCGTCAGCTTGGTCGGATCAGGGACCGGGCGGACGTCGCCGCCGAACCGGCCCAGGTGCTCCACATCGGTCGACCGGCGGTTGTGCGGCTCGGTCATTAAAGTGCCAGTGAGTCGAGCATACCGACCACCGGCCCGCAGGTACAGGCCAATCGGCGACCGTGCAAAAGGGCACAGTCAGGGCGCGACGGTGAGCGCGACGAATGTCGGCCCGCCGGCGCCAGCCGCCGGCTTGAAGCAGGCAGTCATGACGCCTTGAAGTTGCTGGCCGCCGTTGGGCGTCCACTGCGGATTGACACTGCCGGCCGCGCCTTCGATGACGTAGGCGGACCCTTCCCCGAAATTCAAGCCCGAGTTGGTCTGATAGATCTGGTTCGCGTTCATCCCGGTGTCGCCACTCCCGCCGCCGACGACATCGTTGGTGACCGAGAGACCCGCCGTGCCCGACGTGATGCCGGACACGCACAGATCACCGGCACTCGTCGTCGTGATCGCCGTGGCCGCCTGCACGGCCGTGGTCGAGTTGTTGGCATTCAAGCCGTTCTGGCCGTCGAGCGGCGACGTCGCCATCACGCCGCTGAACGCCCACACGATCACGCTCGGGTAACAACTGCTCCCGCCGATACACGATGCGGTGAACGTATGGCCGGTGCCGACGGTGGGACTCGCCACATAGGCGAACACGCCCGAGCTGCTCGCGCCCATGCCCTGCGCGGTGAGTCCGGCCCAGCTGTTCGACTTGCTATCCGCCAGCGTCGCGCCGACGCTGGTCAGATACGACATCTGCACCAGCAGAAAATTGGCGCCGGTCGTATCGACAGCGACTGACGTGATCGCCATGCCCGAACTGCTGCCGGCCGTCTGCGAGATGACCAGCACGATCGCTGGCAGCAGCGTCAACGGCCGAAGCGTCTGGAGCAGCGTCCTAAAAGTTCTGATTGCAGGCCGCATAAAATTTGGTGACCGATGCCACATAGATGGCGGTGCAGACATCGACCTTGCTCGCGGTGACCGTGATCGTCGGCGCCGTCCCACCGGACCAGAGGAACGTCGCCGGCCACGTGACCGTGAAGCTGCCCGCGCCGGTCGCGAGTAGGAAGACATACCGGCCGCCATCAACCGGGTTCGTGACCGTCAGCGTGACGTTGCCCGTCAGCGTGAGGAAGTGTTCGTTGCCTTGGCTGAGGTCGAGCGTCTTCGTGGTCCCGCTGTTGCCATCGGCCACGAGCGGGCTGAAGTACTCGCCGGTGAACGTCGCGACCGCTGTCGCGTCGGCCGCCGAGCCGAAGCCGACGCGCGCGAACTGCGGCGTGCCCGTCGTGCCGAGGCTGCTCATCGCGAGCGTGCCCGTCACATCGGCCGAGAGCGAGACAGCACCGAAGGTGGGCGCGCCTCCGGCATTCCCATGCAGGAGCGTGGTGGTGGTGCCGAGCGAGGCGAGCACCTTCGTGTCGGTGGTCCCGGCCCCGAGGACGATCTCGTTCGCCGTCAAGGCGCCCGCGCTCGCGGTCACCGTGCCGGAGCCGGCGACCGATTGGAACGTCGGGTCCGCCATGCTGCCGTTCGAGGTCAGCACCTGGCCGCTGGTCCCGAGGCCGCTCACGACTCGCGTGTCGGTCGTGCCGGCGCCGAGCACCACCGCTCGAGCCGTCAGCGCGCCCGCGCTCGCGGTGACCGTGCCACCAGCCGCGCCGTAGGCGACCCATCCGGTATTCGTCGCCGTGCCGCTCTCTTTGATGTAGAGCACCGTGCTCGCGCCGCCATCGGTGCGCAGGAACGTATCGCAGACGTTGCCGACGACCGCGCTGTTCGGCGACCCGGTGCCGGTCTGCATCACGCAGAGCGGCGTCGTCGGCGTGCCGAAGGTGAGGCGACTGAAGAACGCATCCTGGGCGTGCACGCGTGCAGGCACGAGCAGGAACAGCACAAGTAGAACGCGCCAGAGATTACGCGGCATAACACTCGATCCTTCCGGTCGCGAACACGTCCGCGGCTGCATTGCCGCCTTCAATCTGGAGCTCGTAGTGATGGGCCGCGGCGTTCAGCCCGATCGCAAACGTCTCTTCGTGCCACAGGAGATCGGCGGTGATCAGCACGCCGGTGCCGACGACCGCATTGCTATTGTCGATGTCGACCACGCGCACCTGGACGCTCGTCGTCGTGGCCGCCGTGCGCCGTTCGACGCGCGCGATGCAGGTCACGACGGCCGCCGGATTGATGAGCGGGTGCTTCCACTCCGCGATCGTCACCCACGTGGCGCTCCGGATGCCGAGGCTCCGGCTGCCGCCCAGCTCGTGCGGGATCATCTGCGGCATCCCGAGGCCGAAGCCATCGGTCTGCGTGGAGTCGGCGATCAACGCGCTTCCGTTCGCCGCCGCCGTCGTCAGCGGGTGCGAGTCGTTCAACGCATTGGCGGACCAATCCACGAGCGGATTGTTCGGCTTCGTCGTTCGCTGGCGATGGAGAAACTGCGCGAGAATGGACATGGATTAGCCCGTCAGTTGTTTCAGTAAATCGAAAAAGGTATAGCGCACCGACGACGCGATGACCGTCATACGCGGGTCCAGCACGTGTGCGCCGTCGATGTCGATCTCGTCAATGACCACGTCTTGAATCACCAGGTCGGCGACGATCGCGGCCGGGTTCGATGTGTCCGCAATGTCGCAGATGGCGGGATCGCAGATCAGTGGGTCACAGATCCCCGGCACGAAGTCCACATGGACGACGGCGCCCATCCGCGTTTTGCGGTCACGCGTCGAGTAGGTGACCGTGATGATCGGATTCGCGAAGAGCGCGAGCTCGGCGTCGCACCGGGCCAGACACGTGGCGATCGTCGGGTAATCGCCATCCGGAATCCGGTACTCGCGAATCCCGTCGCCGAAGCCATCGTCTTCCACGAGACTGAGCGCGACTTGCGCGGCCACGTCGTCCCGTTGCACCCAAACGTTGACGGCCGTCCCCGCCGGAATCAGCACGGTGAGTGGCGCCGACAGGGTGAGGTACGGCAGGGACGGATCGTAGACGCCGGTGTACGCCATGAGCCGCGAACCCACCGCCAGCGCCGTGACCATGCCGCCCGCCGTCGCCGTGACGACGGCCACCGGAATCGTGAAGTGTGTCGCGTCCGTGACCGTGACCACGAAGGTCCCGGTAATCGGAAGGTTCCCGCTGATAGAGACCGACTGGCCGGTGGCGAGCCCATGCACCGAGGCGGTCGTGACGACGGTCGGATTCCCAATCGAGCAACCGGTGATCGCCACACCGAGCGCGGGCGACGCGCCCACGAGCAACGTGCCGGTCGCGACCAGAAACGGCGTGATGTCGACCACGTGGAGGAAGAGGTCCCCGATATTGGCTTGGACTGCGAGCACCGACCCCGGGCCTTTCAGGAAGACGCGATTGCGAATCTGCGAATGGTCGACCGCCACCGTGGGCAGCGAATTCTGATCCAGGCGACTCTCGAACGTAATCGGGTCCGGCGGCGGATCGGTTTCGAGATACGGTCCGTCGACATGCACTCCCGGACTCGGCACGAAGAACGGCCAGAAGCGCCCACACAGTTTGTGCGTGAACGCGACCCCGTTATTCCGACTCGCGTGCAGCGTCGCTGGGGGACTGTTGCCATAGGCCGGATCGTTTGCCCACTGTTGATTGTGGAGCGAGGTCGTGGTGTTGTCGGGCACCACGAGGAAGAGTTGCGGATTCAGCCAGTTCGGGACGCCGTGTGCCGGCCGCGGCTCGAACGAACAGATCCAGATCCGGCGAAAGGCGACGGGCACCTCGACCGGCAGGCCGATCGGCACGTTGTCGAACTGAATCCGGTACTGACCGGTCAGGGTGATCGGCGGCGTCGGCGGCCCCGGCAGCGACTCGGCCCCGTTTGCATAGACGTTCGTGACGCAGAACGAGTAGTCGCCCGGGCCGAACTGCCAATCGAAATAGCCGACAAACGTGTTGTCGAGCACGCTGCCGCCGATCAGAAATCCGGGCGTCCCGTGAATTGGCCCCTGCGCGAGCGACGTGCCGACGATCTGCATGACAGCGAACGCCGCGAACGGGGCGACTGCCGCCGTCGCATAGAGCGTGGCCGTCTCGGTAACGGTCGGCGCCGTCGCCGGGCCCGGCACGTTGCGAAACGGCACGGGGAGGAACGTGTCAACGAGGCCGAGGCCTTGCCCGGGGACGCTGCCGCTCTCATCGGAGCCAGCGGGGAGGTCGTGGAGATACGAGGTGGTCGTGTTGTCGGGGATCTGGACCCACGGCGTGAAATAGAGATGGGTCGCGGCCGTGGGAGGAAACGACGAGTTATCCGGCCAGAGAAACCCATCCTGCGAATTGCAATTGACCCCGGAGATCTCGCGCAGAACGGCCGGCGATCCCGCCGCATTGGCACTGCAGATTGGGACCGTAAACTGCACCTGCATCGCCCCGGACAACGCCACGATGTTCGACATCGCGGAGAATCCACCGGGAGCGACTTCACTGCCTCCGCCTGACCAGGTCCCGTCTGCGTACTGGCACCGGAGAAAGAACCCGTAGTACCCCGCGGGGAGAAACGATTGCGTGAACGGCGTCGCACTCTCGCTCACGATGAGCGGCGTGATGGGCGACGGCGGCGCCGGCGCGAAGGTCTGCAGCGCCGGCGGCACACGGAAGAAATGCAGGTCGCGCTGGAGGTCGATCTCCCAGGTGGCGCTGCCGAGCAGGGTCGCGATCTGCGTCAGGCATTGATCGAACGGCAGCGACCCGTCGAAAGCGATCGTGATATTGGCGAGCCCCGTTTGCACATGCCCGGTGGAAAAACTCGGCGCGAATTGCGCGATGAGATCCTGGATCACCTGCGTCGCGGAGACGTTGGTCCAGATGCCGAACGGGCGTCGACGATTCAAGAGCCACACCGACCCGACGGCCGTGCAGTCCCACGACCAGCGCGAGCCTTCGGACGCCGGCCAGGGCGGGTCGAGCGTCGCGCCTTCGAACACCTGCGTCCACGATTGAATCGTCCCATCGAGCAGCGGATCGCGCACACCGAGACTGACGCGCTGGCCGCCACGCGGCGGCACCGCGCTCCGGATCGTCGCGGTGACTTGCGCCGCCGGTTGGTTGTGAATCGAGAGGACGGGCGCCATCCGCAGCTTGAGGTTACTGACCGGCGTCGTGCACTGCACGAGCAGCGAGATCGCATCGATCTGCAAGAGGCTGCCGGCGTTGCCGATAATGATCTGCCAGAGGCCGTTGACGGAGTTCGGGATCTGAAAGAGATCGGCACGTGTCCAGGGCACGCCGGTTTCCGGATTGACCAGCAGCGCGGCGGTCTTGAGCACCGTCCACTGCGGGAAGACAATCGGGTCCGGCGTCGCCGGCAACACGAGGGGCACGGGCGTATTGCCGCCGTTCGAAAAGAACTTGGCACAGTCGCCCGCGGTGGCCCAGAAGTGCAGGTTGACGCCGTTGCCCTGCAACCGGATCGTGAACTGCACGGACGCGATGACCGTCTCGGCGGGAATCGAGCCGTCGTCCGCAAAGGCGACCTGGAAGTTCGGGTCCTGGCCGACGCCGCTGGAGACCACGAGGCCGTCGCCCGCGGCTTGTAGCGCCTTCCCCAGATCGACCAACGGCCCAAAGCCGCTGCAGAGCGTGCCGATCAGGGTGCCGCCGCCATCGATCGGGGCGGTGAGCGCGGTCGCCTGGGGCCGCAGGGTAATGAGGCCCATGTCTCAGCCCAACTGGCGACCGGTTCGCAGTTGCGCCATCACAGCGGCACCGGCAATCTGGCCCAGTTTCGCCGCCGACGGCGCGTCGAGCATCCCGAGCACGCCGTTCTGCTGAATGATGACCGTGACGCCGCCGCTGCCGGCGCCGCTCGCGAGACTCGGCGCGGCGAGGACCGGCGGCACCGGCGTCAGCGAGGCTGCCGGGAGGACGGCCGTGGTCGCCGACGCGGCTAATGTACTCGCCGTCTGCGCCTTGAGATAGTTCTGCGTGGTCGTCCAGATCTGCTCCGCCATCTGCAACGTGAACCCTGGCATAAATTGCCACTGCTGGATGATCTCCGAGATCGATTCGCCGCGCTGTTTCCCGGTCACCGGATCGGTGACCAGTTCCATCGGCGCACCCTGAAACCCGGTTGAGGATGCCGCGGCCTTCGCGGCGGCGCCCGCCTTCGTGATGTCGGTGCCGACCTTGTTCGCCGCATCGTCTGCGGCATTGAGTTGGTCGATCCAGCTCTGCGTGCTGTTGACAATGGCGGGGGTCACGTCCACGGCGGCCTTCCCGATGGCAGTCAGCCCCATCGCGGCGTTCTTGTCGGCGTCGACCACGTCTCGCTGCGCCTGGATGGCGGCCGCCGAATAATGCAGACGGCCGGTCATCATGTCATTCAGCGTCTGCACCTGCTTCTGGTACTCCTGGTTCAGCGCCTCGATCGAGCCCTTCGCGACCCGGGCATCGTCGTTACTGGCTTTGCTGACGTCCTGCTCCCGCAGCGCCCAGAGCGCGTTGTAATAGTTGATGTCGACGACGCCCTTGGCCTGCGCCGCCTTCACGGCGATCTCGTACTTCGCCTCGGCCGCGTTCGTGGCCCGTTGCAGGTCGGTGGTCATCAGATCGCCGGCGGCTTTGTCGTAGTCCGCCCAGAGCTGGGTGAGCGCGAGCGAGGTCGAGTCGTTCAGCTTCAGCATCTTGTCGGCGGCGGCCACCTGCGCGGTCGAGAGCTCCGGATAGGCGGCGGCCACCGTCTTCACGCTCTGTCCGAGGGAGAGGTAGTAGTTGATCTGTTCGAGAAGCTTCGGGTTGATGGTGGCGAGGGTGTCCGTGAGCGTCGCGCCCACTGAATCGAGCTCATACCAGGCGTCGCCAAACTTCTTCGCCGCGGCGGCGGCCAGCTTGTCCTCCTCCTCGAGCTCGCGGGTGGCCGTCTTGATATTCCCGACGATGTCGATCACGCCCTGCCCGCCCTGTTTGAGCGTGTCGAGACCCGCGGCCCACTTGGCTTCGGCCGCCGTCGCATCGCCCATCACCTTCGGGAGTTCGCCCCAACTGTGGCCGCTCAGGTAATCGATCAGGATCCCTTGCTCTGTAAGTCCCTTGTTCATCAGGGCGATCGACTCGGAGAACTGGTCATTCCCCATCCCGCCTTGCACGACCTGCTTCGCGAAGTCGGCGAAGTGACTCGTCGCCAGCGTGAGCGTGGGGAGCACAACATTGCCGACGGTGTTCTTGAGGTTCTCGTATTCCAGGCCGAGCTGCCGCACGGCGATGCCGTAATCTTCGGCCCCTTTCGCTTGGTCTGCCGTCATCACGCCGTTCGCGACGGCTTGGTCGTAGTAGTCGCGCATCGGCTTTTCGAGCACGGCCAGACTGTCGCGGCCGGACCGGCCGAAGAGTTCCATCGCGACCGCCTGGAGGTTCGTGCTGTCGCCGGCGGCCCGCATCGCATCGGAGATCGCGAGGAGCTTCTGGTCGGGCGACAGCGCGAAAAAGTCCGCCGCGGAAATCTTCAGCGATTGCAGGGCATCGTTGAACTTCGTCGGCTGCTGCTCCATGCGCTGCTGCATCATGAAGACGAGATTGCTCATCTGCTCGAGTGAGCCACCGGCCACGATCGCGGACTGCCGCAACGCATCGACGGCCGGCACGGTCATTGACATCTTCAGCGACGCGTCATAGACGCTGGATCCGAGCGCGGCGGCCTCTTGCGCGAGGCTGAACAGCTCTTTGCCCCCCAGCACGGCCAACGACGCGACGCCCGTCAGCGCGATCCCGGCCACGCCGAGCGTGTCGGCAAACGCGCTCAGGCCGCCCTGCGCGGTGCCGAGTGGATCACTAATCGCGGTTTTGATATCGAACTTCCCGGCCCACTCGCCGAAGCTGTCCCCGGCATTCTTCGCGGCATCGGCGATCGCCTGGATGCCAGGCGGAACGGTCTGACCTAATGCGGTCAGCTTCTCCGCCGCCTCGGTCGCTGTCGCGCCAACCTTCGCGAGCTCGGCTTCGGTCAGCTTCGAGATGCCGCCGATGCGATCGACGGCTTCGGCCATGATCGTGGCCTGCTGGACAATCTGATTCCCAGTCAGACTGTTCGCCATTTTCGAGAGCGCGCTACTCACCTTCCCGGAGTTCGCCTCGAAATCGGTTAATTTCACAACGGCACTGTCCACTGCCGCTGAGAAGGACGAGAAGTCGGCCTGGAGGGTACCTGAGATCATGCGAGCTTCGCGCCTTTCAACAGATTGCATCTGGCGTGCGTCGGCTGGATGTTCTCGCGGGTATGCGTCCCGCCCTTCGAGAGCGGAATGATATGGTCGAAGTGGATGCCGAATTCGTCGAACGGCTGCCGACAGATCCCACAGACGCCCTTCGCATCAGACAGGATCTTTTGAAAGTCAACTTTCTCGACCTGGGTCTGACGTTTTATGGCCCCGCGCCGACTACTCAGCTCACGCGCACGCGCAGGATATTTTGCGCGATACGCACGACAGCTCTTTCGTCTTCTGGCGCGCCATTCTGGCGTTCCTGCCGCGCGCTCATACGCAGCCTTGTTCCACGCCGCAATCTTCGCGGCTCGTGCGACGTCGTTCGCTTGCGCCTCTAGGCGTCGCTGAGCCACTTTCGCGAGATACTCCGCCTTCAGCGCTGCACGTCCATCTTTTGCCTGGTCCGCCACAAGCGCCCGATAACGCTCATTGGCATAGGTTCGTCGCTCCTTTCGATGCGCCGCCTCCCACGCCTTCATATATGCGAGCCGCTTCTCGCGATGACGCTCCCTGTGTCGTTTGTACCTAGCGAGGCGTTTCTCGCGAGCAACATCCTGAATCGGTAATGCCGGCGGCGGTCGGTTCGCGTGGAGTTTGTCTTTGAGCATCGCCCGATATGCCAACGCGACTGCCTTCGCGCGTTCGGTCTGACGGTGCGCTCGATTCTTAGCGAGGATGGCGTTCCGATTCGCCGCGTACCACGCCTTCCGGCAGGCTGACACTTTCTCTCTATTGGCGAGATGAGTCGCCTGCCGGCTGGCCTTCGCTGTCTCCTTGTCTTTGTAAGGCATGATGCGATCAGATACGACAGTCAGGGCCACACTACTTACTCGTCCTCGTGACTGTCCGTGTCCGCGTGCGATGCATTGAACATCTCGACCAACAGCTCGTAATCGTCTTCGTCTAGTTCACGGACCCACTCGACGCGCCAATGGCAGTGGACGGCGAGGATGAGATCGGATCGGCGTCTGGCTTCGAGTCCTGGATTTTTTTTTGGGCCTGGCGTGCCGCCGTGATCGCGGCCTCGTGCGCCGTGATCGCGTCGCGGATTTCGTTGAAGCTGTCTTCATCGATCGACCGGAGCATCGACTTCACGACGTCCAGTGGTTGCCCGCGGATGACGAGCGGCTCGGCGTCCGGTGCCGTCAGCGACCAATCGATCAGATAGGCCAAGATGCTCGCCGTCTGGCTATTGGCTGGACCGACGACGAGCCGCCCCTCGGCCGTGGTGACATAGGACCCGTCTGGGTTCTTCAAGTACATGTGTTCGAACGAATCGTGGCGCTCGCCGGCGGAGAGCTTCGTGCGGACGATGATCCAATCGCCTTGGGACAGCTCGAGCTTCTTCGAGCTGGGTCGGACGACCCGTGATTCACCCATATGATTCGTCTCCTTGTTACTGCAGTGGCTGACCCAGAATGGCGCGCAACTCTCGTGTCCCGATATCGACTTCGTTCAACTCCCAGCACCACCTAGACCCGCGATTGCGTGGCGCGGTGAACAGGAGTTCCTTGAACTTCACCGCTTGCTGACATTGCCAGCGATCGGCCTGATTCAACGTGGCCGTGAGTTGCCAGTCACCCTGCTTCCGTTTCGTGATGCGCCAGGTCGTGAGCACGGCGATCGGACGATAGCCCCAGACGAGCTCCGCCTGACCGCCGCGCAAGGTCAGCCGCGTGAACATCGCTGCCGACCTACGGCAGCGTCCAGGGACCCGCGGCCATGAACGTGCCCGAGATCTTCGGCACCGACAGACTGCAGTCGATGTCGCAATCGATCCAGGCGAGGCCGTCGAACAGCGTCGTGGGGTCGCCCACGGAGTCGTTCCCGAGCTGCAGGAACCCGGGCGTGGCCGCCTGGGCGGCCGCGATCAGGCGCAGCTCACTGGAGTTGAAGAAGCCGGCGATCGTCCCGCTGACATCCGGGATGCCGGGCACGTACAGTTTGTTGGGATCCCCAAAGCAGGTGACGTCCTGCTTGGCGGTCTTGAGACTCAGCTTCCACGCGTTGAGGCTGAGGATTTCCGTCGGTGTCTCCGGGCTGCTCGGAACCACCTGGAGTTTCACCGTGCCATATCGCCCTGTGTTGATCATCTGTCACGCCCTTTCGATCTGTTCGTTGCCGAAGACCCGTGGTTAGACCAGTGCCATCTGGACCCTGTAATTGCCGCCCCGGCGATACCACCGGATCGTCGGGTCGATGGCGTCGACTTCCGTGCGCCGCACGCGGGACTCGCGAAACGTGGTCATCCACGTGTAGCCGCTCACGCTGAGCGGCGAGCCCACGCCGAGCACGCGATTCTCGAGCAGCGCATCAATGCGTGCCGCCGCCGCTTTGATGTTCCCGCCCGCCGTCGAGAGCATGCGCGCCTCGATCAAGAACAGCGTGTCCTCATAGGCGCGACCGCTGAAGACTCCTTCGTCGTGCTCATCGACGATCGAGACGATCACGAACCGTGTGGCGCCCGGTGGCGCTTCATCCATGTACACCCCGTTGGGGCAATAGCCGAGCAGCGTGGTGTCCGCGCCGAGCGTGGCGACGAGCGCCGCGTCGATATCCGAGGAATCAGGCATCGCCGCTCACCGCCAGTCCATGCCGCACGAGCAGGTCCTTGAGCGTCTCGTACATGGCCCGGCGTGTACGCGCCATCGTGCCGGCGAAGATGTGCGTGGGCGGCGTGGTGCCGCCCCACATCGTGCCCGTCGCATGCTCAGCGCCGCGTTTCGTCATGTAATGCCGCGCTTGCGAGCCGTTGTCGAACAGCCAGGCAATCGGATCGTTCACCCGGACGATGGCGCCCGCGCCGTACGTCCCCGTCTGGATCGCGCCGACGGTCACCGAGTCCGCCAGGTGCTGCGTGATCGCGTGCGCCTCGTACACCTCGCGGACGGTATCCGCGGCTGCGTTGCCCGCGTCTAGGACGATCCCGCTCGCCTCGAGCGCCAGGTCCGCCGGCAAGGCGCGCAGTGCCTCGCGCAGTTCGTCGAGACCCGAGAACACGAACCGGTTGTCGTCGCTCATGGGACGATCACCTCGGAGACCAGCGCCACCGTCTCGACGCCCGCGCCTTCCGTGTCATCGACGTCGAGGACATTGCCGGTGTGGGTCACGTTCGCGCGGTCCGTCCACACGATCTGGGTCGGCGACTGCGCGTTGATCCCCGGATGGAACCGACCGCTGAAGATATGGGTGGCATGCGCGATGACCGTCGCGGCGAAGTGTCGCTCCGCCGATCGGACCGTCGCCTTCTCAACCGCACAGCGCCACACGGCCGGATTGAGCGGGACCATCGGTCGCGTGAAGCCGCCGTCCCCGTCGGGCACCGGCGTGCCTGGGTTCGCGAGCGTCGCCGCTTGCCGCAGATCCCCGATCACGACCCCGACGGCGCCGCTGTTGAGGCTCACCAGCCACCCCCCCACCAGGGGCCGCCCATGCCGTACCCACTCATGCCGGCAAAGTGCGGCCAGTGATACTCGTGAAGGACCTGCGACGGCAGGGCGGAATATTTGAACCCGTTCATGAGGTTCTCGATCCCGGTCGGGAAGTCCCCGTAGCCCGTGCGAAATGGGGCTGCTTGCCGCACCTGATCGAAGTTCCCCACCAAATAGCAGAGGACGCCGCGCACCAACTCCGGCACATCGTCCGGCCCGTCACCATAGCCGCAGTTGTAGCGAATGCGC